CTTCATAAGTTTCTTCTGTGCATCCAGCCATCTCTGTAAATGGTGCTACTACTGCAAAAATTCCAAATGCACCAATTGTTGCTGCGGTTGATATTGGTCTAACAAATACAAGATCTCCTGTGGCTAAAAAACCATCTGCTACTGGAGTAGAATCGCTTTGAGTGCCAGTATCAGATAAGCCTAGAGAGGCAGAAAATAGTAACATTAACGCTAGTGTTTTAATTTTATTCATATTAGTATATTATATGCTTATATTTTAGTTTTGTCAATTATATTTGGCTTTTTCTTGTTAGCAAATAAGGGTATAAATTAAAGATATATGACTTTAAATTAATTCTACTCTAATATAATTGCCGCAATCTTCAATAACATTGAATTTTCTTGGTTGCCAAGTCTTTTTTTCTATTGCAATTTTAGCATTTTCTCTTGATGAAGCATATAGTTTTTGTCGCGAAAAATTATTAGCTGAATTAAATAATTTTTTATAATTTTCTTCGTTAATTGCTCTGGATTCATCTGCATGATTTATATGGTATACATAATCTTTTATATTAAAAAATAAAATATGTTTAACTCCAGGCCATTCATTTTGACTTAGTTTTGTGTATTTTGGTTCAGACTTTTCTAATCTTTTGATTAAATCTTGATCTTCGTATCCCCAAATTGGAAGTAGATTCTCATTGTATCCATTTCCAAAATCTCTTTTATTTACAACTAGAAATCCTAGAGAATTTTCATAAAATTTATATGACCCTGTTATGAAATAATTATCTAAACTTTTGTCTTCCTGCAGACATAAACAGTTCATCCATTTTTCATCTATATTTACATAGTCTATGTCTAATTTTAATAGAATCTTAAAGTCTGGATTTGTATATTGATTGCCTAAATTCCAAGCCAGACATCTATTAAAATATTTTTGATTTTCTACTCTTATTATTTTCAATTTATTAAACTTTCTCATTTGATTTTTTACTACTTCATTATCTATAATTGGTTTAGTTGAGCCCCAATCGACTATTACAAAGTCTTTTATCTTGTCTATATGAGTCCAAGAAGGAAGCATTTTTTCTAAATGCTCTTCTCTGTTCATTACTGTTGTTACGCAAGAAATCATTTCTATTTACAGATTAAATTTTCTATTACGTATTTGTTGTGTAGTCTGATATTTTCTTTGACCACTTCAAAATTTTTTACCATTTTTTCATATTCATTTTCATTTATATTTACAGCTTTTGAAAGGGTTGTGGGAAATTCTGCTTCTGAAGAATATAAAAAAGATGGAAATGGATATACTAGATTTGAAAGTTTACAATTTATTGCTGGTTTTCTAAAAGAAAATATATGATTGTAATTCGAGCTTGTGCAGTTATTGAAATATCCACGAATATAACTAGGGCATAGTAAATTTAAAATAAAATCAGTTTTGTATATTTCTTCATAAAAATTGATCTCATTTAAATTAGATTTATAAATAATTTTATTATTATCTGTAATTGGATTTTCTATTTCATCTATTCCCTCTCCGAGGATTACAATTTCGTAATCTCTTTTTGTGAACATATTTTGAGATAAAAATTTACTCAACAATTGAAGATCTCTATGTCCCCACTGAAATCTTCCTAAAATTGTAAATCTAATTTTTGAATCATCTATTAAATGGTATTTAATTGGAAAAGAATACGCGATAGGATTTTCTGATAATAATATATAATTTAAACCTACTTGTTGAGAAAAAGGAGATAAACCTACGAATTTGGGATTTTTAAATAGATGATCGCTGGCGTATTTTATAAAACCCTCACTTAAAGAAGGCCTATGAAGTAAAAGTATCATATTATCTTTAAAATCTGTTACGATAGGATGATTATATCCTTGAGGTTCGCATAATGGATTTATATTTCGCCGATCTTTTGATCCATCAATAGGAGTAATTAAAAACGCTTTTTTAAAATTTAATTTTATGTCCGAGTTATATTCTTTGATGTAGTTAATATTATACTTATTACATAGATCTATTATGCCATAGTCTTTATCTGAATATATTGCATAAATATATGGATCAAAATTTAATAATTTTAATTCCCCATATAAAGAAAGAGCTGTCTCCGAATGATAAGGCGTATTAAGGATAATTAAAATTTTATCTTTCATTTATTAATATTCTTTAGATATTATAAGCTTTCTATATATAAATTTATAGATTTTAAAATTTTTGTTCTTTAATAGGAATTTATCTACTGCTTTTGCTACACCTTCTCCGTGACTAACTTCAGATTCAAAACCTTTATCTTTAAAAAAATTTTTATAATCATCAATGATAATATATCCGTGCTTACATAAGATATTAGCAGAATTATTTAAATCAATACTGCAAGTATTTTCATCGTGACCACCATCAATATAAATGATTCTATATAATAGATTGTTATTAGTAAAATTAATATAATTCTTAGCATTTAAAGCCCTTGAGTCAGATTTGATTAATTTAAAATTTAAAAATATATTTAAGTATTCAGAAGCATATACCTTTCTTAAGTTGTTTGCAACGGCACATCGTGAACAAGGTAGACCACTTTTACTAGTATTAAACTGTTGATCCTCAAAGCAGTCTACGCCTATTATTTGTTCTTCTTGTCTTAATAAAAAAGACAATGGAATAAATGACTTTCCTAAATAAACACCTATTTCTAGTAAATTACCTTTTATGTCATATTTTTTATGAATCTCATTTAATTCTTGTAAAATATATACAAATTCAAAATCATACCAGCCAGGAATATCTTCAAAATAAAAACGATATCTATCAAGTAATTTATAATCCATATATTTTACATTTACTGCCTAGCTAGGATTTGAACCTAGAACCACTTCCTTAACAGGGAAACACTCTACCATTGAGTTACTAGGCAAAAAATTAATCATTATTCTCTGCTACTTCATTTACATGCTTTTTAATTAAATTATATAATCTGACCTCTTCTTTATTCGCTTCTCTTTCTATTTTAGATAGATCATTAAATTTGTATTCTTTTAGTTGATGGTGCTTAAAGTGGTATACTGGTTTATTTGAATAAACTTCATTAGTAAATCTGATGTATCTAAATGGTAATTCTTCACCTTTGATTTTGTAAAGACTTCCTAATGTTGGTTGACTTTGCTCTTCTGGAAAAATTCCGTCAATAAAATTTAATATCTTTATCCAGTTCATATAGTTTTATTTAGACTCGTAATCTTTTAAAGATCTCATTTTTTAATTGCTCCCCATACGCCAGCAAAGTAACCAAAGTCTTGAAATAAATCTTTCTTATCTCTTACTTCTTCGTTAACTGCCTGTTTTAACTCTTGAAAATCTGTTGCAGATGGATCTGGATAATCATGACCGATCATAATCCCATTCTTCTTAAGCTTGGGATACCAAGCTAAAATATCCGCTTTGACATTCTCATAATCGTGGGCAGCATCAATAAAAATCAAATCACAACTTTCATCATCGTGAAGCTTTGAAATTTCTAAAGATGGCCCTTGTTGTACATTTACTCTATCTAAAAAATTAAATTTTTGTAAATTTCTTTTAAATTCATTCAATAAATTAGATACATCATGGTCTTTATGTTCTTCGCTACCTTTCCAAGTATCGACACAATATATTTGAACATCTTCGGGCTCTGTTGCAAAACAAAAAACAGAAGCAGATTTTCCTTTCCAGCTTCCAATTTCTACTAATTTACCTTTTAGATGAGATGCTACAGCATATAACGCATATGCTTGATAAGGCCATAGCCAACCTTCTGTTTTATCTATGGTTTGATAAAGTTCATCTAAAAATCTCTTGTCATATCTTTCTATAGATTTTACGTATTTATAAAATATCCCTAAAACTTCTTTGTTCATTTTAATAATAGCCTCATAAGATATAATATATGATTTTTAATTAAAAGTCAATATAATTACTATAATGTCTAATCAAAAATATGCCAAAGTGTTATTTACTGTTTTCTTCTTAAGAAATATTAATTAAGTGAAGATTTATACTTCGTTTTGGACAGAAGCACTTAGAGTAAAAGGTTTGTTTAAAGAAGATATAACTGTAATAAGATTTTTTATGAAAAAATTTGTAAAACAAATAAAATCTATATATGGCGAAGTGCATTTGATAACTGATTTGAAAGGTTTAGAATATTTTAATGATATAGGGTTTACTTCGATTGATTTGCATCTTGAGTCTATGCCCAAGGACCATGTTTCTTTTTGGAATTATGGTAAAATAAACTCAATTAACTATTTGGCTAAAAGAAAAGAACATTTCATCCATTTAGATTATGATTTTATAATTTTTAAAAAAATGCCTAATTATATTGAGTCTGCGGAAGTTGTGTTTCAGTCGCTTGAAAAAGCAAATAATAACCATTATGGTAAAGAGTATTTTATAGAAAACTGTAAAAATAAATATCTTGCAGAAAAAACAGACTATACAGAAAAAAATACAGCTTATAATTGTGGAATTATGGGTGGAACAAATTATTATTTTTTTGAAAAATACACAGAGTCTTCTATGAAGGCTATAAATGATTTAGAGAATAAATATTTTTGGCTTAAAGTCCAAGATTCTTGTGCTGATCAAATTGAATTAAATGCAACAAAATGTATGTTAATTGAACAATATTATGCTGCGTTGCATTGTGATGAAATGAATATAACACCAAAGTTTTTTTGGGAAACTTATGATTATAATCCAAGAGATATAATATATTTTGAGGATAAAAAAGCTATTCATTTTGGAGGGTTTTGTGGCTTTTCTAAGAAAAAAATTGTTTCTATGTTGGAAGATTCTGGATTGAGCGATTGGTTAAGACGCTACGAGCCTAAGCAATAAATCTAGGATCGTATGGATGTCTATTTTCTGGTTTATGATTAATTATAGTTTCAGTTGGTATATTTTTATATTTTTCATAATAATCCATGTCTCCATAAATAATTAATTCTTTTTCTCGACCATGATCTTGTTTTAGCTCATCAATAAAATCGATCTCTTTATGAAGACTATTCGTATTCCATAATTCAGGGTAAATCTCTTCCATATTCCACGGTTGCCATCCTTGCCAGTCGCAGGAGTATAAAAGATTTTTGTAAAAATCTAACGATCTGAATTTAATATTTTTTCTAGAAACCACATACTGAACTCCAGCTGAAAATATTCTTTCTTTAAAAGCTTTGCTTTCTCTAACAAAAACTTGATTTCTATTTATTCCCCAAAGACCATCTTGGAATGGAATAAAATATCTCATATCAAGCAAATCGCCAGTTTTTATAATATAGTCCCATGTTGATGGATATTTTCCTCTTGCATACGGCCTTTGTAATCTTTTATTGATATGATCTATGGGTTTGCCTTGTAAAAATACAGTATATTCCGCAAGATTATTATAGTTGTGTACTATATGGTACAAATATGTTTCTGAGTCTCTGCCTATGTTTTTTAATTTAATATTATTGAAATCTATATCATTTATACCTTTATTATAAATCGTATAAACAAATTTTGTATCTTTAAGCCAATCTAAATGTTCTCTAAAGCGAGTTATAACTAATTCTGTTTTCATTTTGAGGATTATGTTTAATTTTCATAGCTTATCTTGTGTTCAATATTTTGTTTTACTAAATCTAAATCTTCTATCTCGTTCTGACACTCATTAGCTATTTCAAATATTTTTTCACTTCTATAATTATCTTGCGTCCCACTATATTCAAGACTAAGGGGCATATTCGGAGATATGCATGTCATTGAATGTCTAATATATTTTGTTCCATCGTTTGATTGTCTAAAACATTCAAGATTTTCAGCTTTCCATGGTTGATAACCTTCTGGGTCTGGATTTTTAATTAATCTTTTTGTCCATCTTTCTTTTGACTGAAGTCTATAATGATTCAGTCTCAAAAGCATTTTTTCTGGTGGAGTAGTCAATTTGCTGGCTCTTGTTGTGGTTTCTGAGTCTTCAAAAAATCTTACATGAAGATGAAATTTTGTTATTATTTTTGTTAATGAAATTGTTTTAATATCATTTGCTACAATATATTTTTCTCCATTTATTTCTCTAGTAAATGGCACAATCTGCCTTTTTGTAAAAGAATTTACTATAGATTTTGGTTGTTTAATATGATTATTGCTTCCAAATAAAACCATCCGTATTCCGTAGGAATTTATATCTTTTATTTCGAATTCTTTTATTATGTCATTTATATTTAACGAAAAGGGACTCCAAACATATTCATCTAGATCGCAAATTAAAGCCCATTCTGATTCAGGTACAAGTGATTTTAAAAAATATTTATTAACATTGTATCCATGCTTTCCTATTGGTGGTTCTAAGCGAACTGAATTAAATAAAGTAATATGTTTTCTATAAGAAGAAACAACATCCATAAAATCATCATTACTTTCATCATTTATTAAATAAAAATGATCAACTCCTCGATGTAAATAGTGCAGCAACCATTCTTCCATGGAGTCTGCTTCATTTTTAAACATAGCCCCAACTGCTAGATTATATTTTTTCATATATTCTCTTGAATCATTTCTACTCTTATATAATTATCTATTTTTAAACTTTTATATAGAATATCCGCGCAAACCAAGGTAATAGGATTTAAATCTGATATTATATAAAATAAATATTTCATTAAATCAATATATTATATATATATTTCATAATAAAATCAATATAATATATTATGAAAATAGGTTTTAATTGTAGTAGTTTTGATTTACTTCACGCTGGTCATGTTACAATGTTAAGAATGGAAAAAGATTTGTGCGATTATTTGAAAGTTGCACTTCAAGTAGATCCAACAATTGATCGGCCAGGAGTTAAGAATAAGCCAGTTCAAAGTATATATGAAAGATATGTTCAATTACAAGGTTGTAAATATGTGGATGAAATATTGGTTTATAGTACAGAATTTGATTTGCTTCAATTAATAATGACTCAAAAAATAGATGTAAGATTTTTAAGTGAAGAGTATTTAAATAGAGATTTTACTGGAAAAGATTACTGTATTAAGAATGGAATTGAACTCCATTATCATAAACGTAACCATATTTATTCTTCTAGTGAATTAAGGAAAAGAACGGTAGATTTAGAAAAAATAAAAAATAATGAAAATATTTCTGAAATTCCCCAATATTCACCAGTTTTAATTAAACCAGAATAGCGCAGCGATAATTAAATACTACGTTTTTTAGGAACAAAATATACTATTGCTTCATCGCCGTATACTTGAAAAGATTTTAATTTATAATTTTTGTTTTCGAGCATATTTTTTAATTCATTAATATATTCGCTTTTCATATAGACTATAATTTTATTATTATCTTTAGAATCTATCCCATACTCGTCTGCAAACTCAGAACATATCGCTAATGATTCACTTAAATTGCTCACATAATATATTACACAATATATCGGAACGAGTAGGATTCGAACCTACGGATGGAGTTAACCATCGGAAGTTTAGTAAACTTCTGCTTTAGACCACTCAGCCATCGTTCCATTAAATTTTTTCTTTGTTTCCAGAAAAGATTATATCGCAATAATCCTTTAATTCATTAATTATATAATCTTTCATAGAATTAAAATTAATGAAGCCAATATGACTTGGCCCTTTCTCATCATCAGTTATAATTTTATATTTATTTATCTGTTGTAATATATCGCATTTATTTATAATTAATTTATTTGTTCCAGAAATTTTTATAGCTTGTTTAAGATGATTTAACCTTAACCAATTAACTATTCTTTTACGGCCAGTAGTAGAGCCAAATTCTTTTCCTAATTCAATTATTTTATTCAGATCTTCATCATTCCATAGCGATTCTGGAAATAAAGGATCTACGCCACTTTTAGTATCATAAATTTTAACTACTCCAATAATATCTTTAATTTTTTTGGGACTAAAACCTAATGAACAAGCTGAATAAGGAAGAGTTTCGCTACTTGTAACATAGGGATAATCTCCATAATTAATATCCAACCAAAAACTTTGTGCTCCTTCACAAAGTATATTTCCATAAAGTTCACCATTCCAAAGATATTTTTTATCTAAATAATTTCCAGCAAGCTTTCCTATTCTAAGCGCTTTATCTGAATAAGCTGGAGCAATACCTTGACCAGTTGTACCCAATTTTGATTTTAAAAATTTAAGATCATACTGAATATGCTTTTCAGTAATAACGTGGGCTTTGGGGCTAACTTTAATTAATGATGTATCAAATCCTTCTTTTTTAAGATAATCTATTTCATCAAAAAATTTATCAATATTGATAACACAATTTGGGCCAATGATGCTAAGTTTATTTTGAAAAACTCCACAAGGAATAATATGAGTTTTATATTTTTTATCATTGAGATAAACTGTATGACCTGCGTTGGGACCACCATTCCAACGGCAAACAATATCATAATTTTTGCTAATAGCATTACTTATTTTTCCTTTTCCTTCATCTCCCCAAGCTAATCCAAAAATAATATCTACGGAATTGATCATTAATAAAGTATTATATAATAAATATACAGAGAATACAAGTGTAAATTATTAATATGTTTAAGTATATACTTGGATTATCAGCTTTTTTACTAGCCTCTTGTGCTGCATTTTTTTCAGTTAAAGGTATAGCTCTTCTTTTTTCTGCTAGTTTTTGGAGCGTTGGAGTAATGGCTGGAAGTTTAGAAATAGCTAAATTAGTTAGTGCAAGTTATCTTTATAGATATTGGTCATCAATACATGATTTACTTAAAAAATATATGTTATCTGCAACAATATTGCTCATGTTGATAACAAGTCTTGGTATCTTCGGTTTTCTTTCTGACGCTTTTCAACGTAATTTTTCTCAATATTCTTTAAACTTAAATAAGATTCAAAGCTTGAAATCTCAACAAAATTTCTATCTCTCTCAAATAGATTTTAATAAAAACAAACTAAAAGATCTCATAGAATTACAAAAAACATATCAAACATCTTTAGATAATGCTGTTAAACAAGATGTCTCTACCACTAAAACTACTGGTGGGGGATTCTTTAGTTCAGCTAAAACTGAAAAAATAACAGATATTAAATTAGTAGAAAGTAAAAACAAAATAGTCGAAGGATCTCAAAGTAATATTAATAACTTATTCTCTCAAATATCCACAGTAACTTCTGATCTTCAAAATCTAGAGAAGCAAAGTTTAGAAAATACTCAAGAAATAATGAAGCTAGAAAGTGATAATACAAAAGGTGAAATTGGCACATTTAAATTTGTAGCAGATGCATTCGGATTAAAAATAGAAACCGCAGTTAGAATTTTTATTATATTAATTGTTATTGTTTTTGATCCACTAGCAGTATGTTTAGTTATAGCTTATAATTCAATGATTAAAAAAATAGAAAATCAAGGAGCGCCAAAGCCAGAACAAGAAATTAAAAATCTTATAGAAAAACCATTGAATACTTTTAAAATCTTATATGAAAATCTACATAAAAATTTTAAACGCGGAACAAAAATTAAACATAATCCAGATCTAGCAGATCCAAATATTGAAAATTAATATTTTTTAATTTTATAATTTTTGGTTGATGGATCTAGTTTAAGTAGATACTCTTTAGCCTTAGATAGGCCATCTTGAGATGGAGGAAATACTCCATGAAGGAAATTATCACTTTTACTAAAAATAGCGTAATATTTACTCTTTTGTTTTTTCTGCTTGTTTTTCTTTTTCATGTTCATCAACCAATCTCATTAAATGTTCTTTTAATGAATCTTTTGCTTTATCGCAGAAATCTTGTCCAGTTTGTCCACAACAATTTTTGAATTTCTTACCGCTGTTTGAGCATACTGTATTTCTTGAAATTTTAGGATAAATCCTAACGATAGGACTAAATTCAGTTCCCCTTGCGTAAGCATTGTTGCTATTAATTAATTTATCTACGTTTTCTCTATTCATTTTAATATTATAATGTATTTATTACTTTTAATCAATTATTTTCCATGAGCAAATCCTTCATACATACTGTTTGGACTATTTCTGACGGCTTGTATAGTATTATTCCATAAGCCTCCACGCATATCTTGTAGATTCCTAAATCCAAGATAACTCATAGAGCTTCTTAAACCATTCGTGAAATCATATACAATATCTTCAATAGATTTATTTTCAATAATTGGAATTAAAGTATTGTCTCCTTCTACGAATAGGTTCTTTTTGGTTCCATCGTATAGATCATAATCTTGTACGACATCTTGACTAGCCATTCCTCTATACTTAGCAAATCTTTTACCATCTATCTCTATAATATTTTCATCGTCAATAACATCAGCTAGTCCAGCAAAAATTCTACCACAAATAACAGCATCACATCCACTAGCAATTGCTTTAACTAAATCCTTTGGATATCTAATACCACCATCAGCAAGGATACTTGGTCTATGAGACGGATTAGGTTTATCTTGTTTAAATAAGTCAACTTGAGAAAGCTCCCAATTTCTTACAGCTTTCCAAGCGTAATAATTACCAGTAACACTTGGACATCCAATTCCAGTTTTAACTTGTGTTAAACACATAGAACCTGGGCCTATAAGATGCCTAAATCCATCAGCTCTTAAATTCGCTAAACGAAATACGCTTTCTTTAGTTAATGTATTACCAACAATAATATCTTGAGAAAAATTAGATATCTTATACCATCGTAAAAAATTTTCCACACTTTTAGATAAGCCATTAGCTGTATCAAGAAAATAAATATCAGTATAAATGCTAGTAGCCGAAATTCTTTCTTCTGCATCTTTAAGACCTATTGCTGTAACGCAAAAATTACTTTCATCCTTAATTGTCTTAGCTTTAGATTTTTGATCATCTATATTCATAAAACGATGAAGAACTCCAGCGCCACCTATTTTATTCATTTTAATGCAACTCTTTACAGAGGACACAGTATCCATAGGGGATAGTATAATAGGTATCTTGATATAGTTGTTTCTTGATATCTTAGTTGTTGTATCAACTTCTTTTCTAGAGGTGATGTCTGAAAAATTTGGGAGCAACGAGATATCATCGTAACTTAAGGCTTCTTTGAATTCTTGTTTTTGCATTTATTTATATTAAACTATTCTTTATAAACAATCAAGAAAATAATTGACTTAAAAATAAAAAACATTTAATATATAACTTATGGTTCAAACAATTGTATGCATAGTTATAGGAATTGGAATAGCCATAAAGTGGCATTTTTTTCAAAATGAATAATAGAATATCATTTATAGAAGCCGCGATTGAAACAGCCAGAATTTGGTCAAATAGATCAGAAGATCCATATAAAAAAGTTGGAGTATGTATTTTGAATAAGGATGGTAGGGTATTATCTGTAGGTTACAATGGGTTATTGTCCAAATTTAACATTAATGAAGACTTCTTTAGCGACAGAGATAACAGAAGGAAATACATGATCCATGCTGAAATCAACGCTTTATCTTTAGTTAAAAGAGGAGATCAACCATATTTACTAGCTTCCACTTTATTACCTTGTTCAAATTGTGCTACGAATATTGTTGCATATGGAGTTAAAAGTGTGGTATACTCAGAAGAATATGAAAAGGACTCTAATGCAAAAGAGATATTTAAATTCTATAATATAGAGTTAATTAAAATATGAAATATATAATACTATTATCATTTATAGCTAGTTTCGTATCTGCTCAATCTGGAGCCGTATACGAAACATACAAAACCAGAGGTGGTGGAACAAATCAATCTGATGGTACTATTTTTAATAAACCATTCCAAGAATATAATTATATTAAAACTGCTAGAGGAATAGAAGTATATCAAACATACAAAACTAAGAGTGTAAACGGAACTAATCAATCTAATGGAACTATGTTTTCAAAACCATTTCCAGAGTATTACATAGTTAACAATAAAATTTATAGAACATATAAGACTGATTATAAATCCACTAATCAATCTCGTGGTACAATATTTGCCCAACCATTTGAAGCAAAAAATATTGATCCAAACGTGAATACTGAAGCTTTGAAAGAAAACATAGAAACTCAAGTCCGAACCCAACGAATTCGTACTGGACAAGATTATCCAAAATATGACGGAACTGGAGATATATCTTATGGAGAATAACAAATGATTGGATTAACTGGAGTAGCTCGGTCTGGAAAAGATACCTTTTATTCTATCTTAAAAAGATATTTAGAAGAAAAAGGTATCAAATCTCAAAGACTAGCTTTTGCTGATGCACTAAAAAATGAACTACACGACTTTACTAAAGATAAATTTAAAATAGACCTACTAAATTGCAGTCCAGAAAACAAAGAAATAGTAAGACCACTTATGGTTGCTTATGGAAAATGCAGAAGAATACAAACAGAGGGAAAATACTGGACTTCCACGATTCAACCAGAAGTAAACAAATTAATTGCTAAGAACATCGTTCCAATCGTCACAGACGTAAGATATATAGAGTATAAAGATGACGAATACTCTTGGATAAAATCGCATAACGGTATTTTAATACATATTTCAAGAAAACTAGATGATGGTTCTTTAGTCCCTCCAGCGAACATAGAAGAAAAATCTAATGACAATAAACTTAAAGCTGTATCTGATATAAGTATAGCTTGGGAGACTTGCCAAGACGTTAATTTTTTATATGAATTAATGCAAAAGCAATTAAAAAATGTTTACGAAAAATACTTACAAAACAAAAAATAATATGAACAAACAAATAGACGACATTACTTTAGTCAAGAACATAAAAGAAAAGAATGACGAAGAAGCGTTAAAAGCTTTAATTCAAAAACATTCTGCTCTTTGCAATTCTTTGTATAAAAAATACTCAACTCCAATGGTTGCATCTGGAGTTCATCTTCAAGATGTAATAGATCAAAAAGATTATATGGTCTACAAGTCAGCTCTAAGCTTTGATGAAAATAAAAATTCTAAATTCTCAACTTGGTTATATAATCAAGTAAGATATCAATGCCTTAACTGCATGAATGAAAACAGTCATTATTTAACTCTTGATAGTGATAAACTAAACTATTTAATAGAAAAGAATACTCCAGTTCAAAAAGAGTATAAAAATATTAATGAATACATTATGAATATTATTGATTCTTGCTCAGATGAAAGAATACAAAAGATATTCAAAATGAGATACTTAAATGATTCTAATAAAAAAATGCCTTGGAATAAAATAGCTAAAAAATTAAAGATAAGTACTCAAACCGCTATCAATATACATAATAAAGCCATTAAACTATTAAAAACCAAAGTTGAGAGTAAAAATTCTTTTGACAAAATATAATAAAGGAGATACAATATAAAAATGAATAATACAAATCAAAACACAAATACAAACAAGAACCAAAATGAGCTAGGCGCTCTTTGGAAGAAGAAAAGTAAAGCAGGAATGTCATTCCTATCTGGTTATATAAATGACCATGATGGTCAAAGAATTGATGTTGTAGTTTTTGCTAATAGCAAAAAGACAAACGAAAAGGCTCCAGATTATAGACTATATGTATCTAAGCCTTTAGATAATCAAAACAAGACTACCGCTTCTGCGCCAGCAGCTAAAACTGCCCCAGTCAAGAAAGTTCAACCAGCTGTTGAAGAGGATGAAGATGACATCCTATGAGTTTAGCGTTTAACTTACCAATAAATTCAGTAAGTTTTGGTCAGATATCTACATTAATTCTTAGAGAGTTGTATAACTCCAAGGTTAATGTAGGTGTTTTACCTATTGGTAATGTTGATCTATCTACTCAATCGAATTTAACTCAAGAATTTGCAAATTGGCTACAGCAGTCAATTAATTCATCCTTAGAGACATTTAATCGAAAAAATAAAATATTTAAATTATGGCATCTTAATGGATCATTTGAAAGCTATTCTAACGAGCAAGTTTTACTTAGCTTTTATGAACTTGATCAACCTACAAAAATAGAGCTAAATACTGTAAAAAATAATTATAAAGTACTTTTTTCTTCAAAAGAAGCAGTAGAGGTATTTAAGAATCTTGGATGTAAAAATGTAGAATATATTCCATTAGCATTTGATAAATATAACTTCAATACAATAGAAAAGAAGTATTTTGTTGATGATAGAGTTGTATTTAATTTAGTTGGTAAGCTAGAAAAAAGAAAACATCATTTAAAGCTAATTAAGCTTTGGGCTAATAAATTTGGAAATAATAAAAAGTATTCGCTACAGTGCTGTATCTTTAATCAATTCATGAAACCAGAAGATCAAAATGATTTAGTGAATCAAGCTTTAGAAGGAAAAACTTACTTCAATATTAATTTCTTACCGTTCATGGGACAAAATAGTATTTATAATGATTTTTTAAATAGTGGTAATATTATTATTGGTATGAGTGGTGGAGAAGGATGGGGATTACCAGAGTTTCATTCTGTCGCTATGGGTAAGCATTCTATAATAATGAACGCTCATGGATACAAATCATGGGCAAATGAAGATAATAGTGTTCTTGTCGAACCAAACTCAAAAATTGAAGCTTATGATGGAATATTTTTTCATAAAGGACATCCTTATAATCAAGGTAATATTTATGATTTCAATGGAGATGACTTTATATCTGCTTGCGAGTTAGCAATTAAAAAAGTAGAAAAAGATAAAATCAATAGAGTTGGTTTAAAACTTCAAGACGAATTTAGTTCGGCTAAACTAGCAAACAATATACTAAGTCATATTCAGTAATGCCACTATATACTTATATTCATCCAGATACCGAAGAAACTATAGACGTAGTTCAATCTGTTCACGATGATCATGTTTATATAGACAAAAATGGAATAACTTGGCAAAGAGTTTTTACTGCACCAGAGGTTAATACCCAAGGTAACTTAAAGGCAGATTGTACTCCGAGAGAATTTTCGGAATTTACAAAAAATAAAAAAGGTACATTAGGTGATATGTTTGATCGTAGCGCAGACCTTTCCGAAAAAAGAAGAAAAATTTATGGCAAAGATCCAGTAAAAGAAAAATATTTTAAGAATTGGAGCAAGAAGCGCAAAGGGAAAAGACATCCATTAGATAAAAATTAATTAATTTAATGAAAATAAATTCGTTAACAATAGACTCTTCTAAATCTAGAACTGATCTTTGCGAATTAGGTATTAAGTACCCAACAGATAAATGTCCGTATAATACTGTATCATGGCATAAACACCCTTATACTGCAGTGTATAATATATTATTTTCCAATATAAGATATAATAAACTAAATATAGCCGAACTAGGAGTACTAGATAGTAATTCTATGCAGTGTTGGAGAGAGTATTTTCCAAATGCAAACTTATTTGGTTTTGATTGGGATCAAAATTGTATTGAGAAAGGAAGAAATTTAAACTTATATGATACTAAATATAATTTTATAGATGTTAGAAATCGTGAATCTTTGAATAAAGCATTATCTGAATATGGAAAATTTGATATAATATTCGAAGACACTTCGCATGTTTTTGAAGACCAAATAAATCTATGCAAAATAGCTCATAAATATTTAAACCCTGGAGGGATTTTAGTAATAGAAGATATTTTTAGAGATAAAAAAGAAGAAGATTATGTTAAAGAATTAACAGGTGTTAGTAAGTATTACTCTTTAATTACATTTATCTTAGCTGAACACGAATTAAGATTCTCAGAAGGATGGAATAATGATAAATTATTAGTCCTATATAGGAATAGGGCTTGCGGTCTTTTAAGCCGCAGGAATAATAAATTTAATCAAATTCTTGGTAATATATAATTTACTTTTTATTAATTAAATGCTGTTGGATAATATCAAAATTACGATCTAATTTAGCTTCTATTCTATCAAAGTAATCATCGAAAGATTCTTTAGTAACATAAGTAGTTGAAATTTTTAAAGCTAAATCTGAGATTTCTTGCTGGTGTTTTCTGCTCTCTGATTCCATTTCTTTTCTTAGAGTTATAAAGTCGCTAAAAGTTTTATCGTTAATCTCTTTCATTAGATTCTCTTGCTTATCAAAAAGAGAGAATACTCTAGTAAATAACCATCCTCCAAGGAAAGATAGTGCTCCTAAAATCAAATTAAATAATATTGTAATATCTAAATTCACATAGATAATTACACATTAATTAGATAAGTATTATAGCTTTAAATCGCCAAAATCATCGTCTGATATATCTGTTTTTCTTGCTCCAACTTTATAACTTGAAATTTCTGTTTCTTGGGGTGCAACTTGCACTTTACTACTATCTAAGTAACTATCGTGCCAGCCACCAATAGGATTGTCTTTTTGATTAAATATTTTCTTGTAACCAAGGCTTCTTAACCTAGAATCGCACAGCCATTTAGAATAACCATCTAATACTTCAGCATTTAATCCAAGTAAGCTACCATTACTAAATAGATATTTAGACCATTCACTTTCATTTTTAGCGGCTTGTTCATAAAAAGCGTAAATCTTATCTTCACTTTTCTTTACTATACTTGTGAAACCTTCTTTATCTTCATCTCTTAATATTTTAAGTAAATTTTGACTAACTGCAAAATGTAAGGCTTCATCTCGTTGAATGAATTTAATAATCTTAGAGTTGCCTTCCATCTTACCTCTGTATCCAAAATAAAAAGAACAAGCAAATGAAACATAAAATACAAGCCCTTCCATTACATTAATAGAAAGAATAGCGTCAAAAATCTTTTGTTTAGGATCTTTCTTTTCATCACTACCAAGAATTTTATCAAAATTATCTCTAATCAATTGAGCGCGGCTTGTTATTTCTTTATCTTCCATGATGCTATCAAAGAATTTAGTTGGGTCTGGATATACATTGTTTAAGAGATAAGAGTAAGAGTAACTATGGATACCTTCAAATTGAGCCCAAGTATTCATGCAAATCTCAAGTTCTGGATTACTTACATAATCTTTCAAGGAATGAATGCTTCTAGAAAGCATACTATCTCCAAGTGTTTGGAATCTCAAATTACTATCAAATACAAACCTTTCTGTATCAGTTAAATTTTTATAGTCACTTCTATCTTTTCCTAACGCTATTTCGTGAGGCCACCAAAAGTTTTCATTTTGCTTTTTAAATAATTCAAAGAATATTGGATACTTAAAACGATCATATCTTTGAAGGTTAAGATCTTCACCAAGAAATAATGGTTGTTTAGTTGTATCTATATTTTTAAAATTTAAAACTGTTTTCATTGCTATAGTTTACACGCTCCACTAGAACAATCTCCATCTTCTTTTTGATTTAATGATTGCTCTTTATCTCCATCGTCTGTATTATTGTAATATAAACTTATTAAGCCAAGACTATAAGCGTAAATGAGTTCTTTCATAACTTTTGCGTCTGGAAGAATATTATTTTCATAATGACTATAGTTGTAGTATACATTAGTTGATATAGCCATGTCAATGTATTTTTGAATTACTGCGTTAATTTTAAGTAATCCAGAGTTATCTTTTAAATCATATGCTAATTCATAATTCTCATCATACTTTCCAATTCCTGGAACCATAACTGGAAGTTTACCCATTTTACTAGTTTTATATGTTATAAGGCTACGAATAGGTTCGACTCCATTTGTTGAGCATTGAATTACAGAACTGCTTTCGCATGGCATACAAGAAGATAATGTGGAATGTCTTAATCCAAATTCTTTAATATCTTTTCTTAATTTATCCCAATCAAGTGATAACTTTCTTTTAACTAATTCATCTACTTTATCTTTGTAGGTATCAATAGGAAGTATACCTTTTGAATATTTAGTTCTATTAAACTTATCGCATTTGCCTTTTTCTTTAGCTAATTCGATACTACTCTTTAATAAATAATATTGAAAATGTTCCATCCACTCATCAACTACAGATAGTGATTTATCAGAGCTATATTTTAATTCATTTTTAGCCAAGAAAGCTGCAAGATTTGTAATTCCAACTCCAAGACTTCTTCTTTTTTTAGCAAAATTTTCAGCAGCAATATTAAAATAATCTTGAAGCTCAATGATTTCGTCCAGAAATCTTACGATAAGATCGCAAGTCTTCTCAAGATCTTGCCAGTTTTTAATTTCTAGCATGTTTACCGCTGAAAGAATACACATTCCAATTTCGCCGTCTTTATCGTGATAATCATTTAATGGAATTGTAGGATGAATAACTTCTGTACAAAGATTACTCATTGTAACTTTGTCTAACCATGCTCCGTGATTATTTGCATGGTCTACATTTAAAATATAAATTCTACCAGTTTCAACTCTTTCTTTAATAATAAGAGAAAATAATTTACGAGCAGATATTTTCTTTTTAAGTTTTAGTTTCTTAGATTCACATTCTTTGTATACTTTATCAAAGTCTTTTGTTCCCCATACTTCATAAAGCTCTGGAACTTCTGCATTATTAAATAGAGTAACATCTTCGTCTTTCAATACTCTATCATAAAATAGTTTACTCATACCAACTGTATAATCAAGTTTACGAACTCGATTATCATCTGTTCCTGCGTTATTTTTCAATACAACAATATCTTCAATTTCATAATGCCACCATTGAATATTGCAAGTTGCGCTACCACCTCTCAATCCATTCTGTTGCCACGCCTTTACGCTGCTTTCATAGATTTTTAAAAATGGAATTAAACCAGTATGAACAACTTCTCCATTCTTAATAGAAGATCCAATAGCTCTAATTTTACTTATATCAATTCCAATTCCACATCTATTAGCAGTAGCCATACTTACCGCAGTAGCACTAGCTGTAATACTATCTTTCGTATCATCTACTCCAATTAAGCAACAACTAGCATAATTTCTACTAGATGTTCTAACCCCTGCCATTACTGGTGTTGGCAGATTAATCTTATGTTTGCTAATAGCATCGTAAAACTTCCTAATATAGGAGAGTCTTGTATCTGCTGGATATTTTGTAAAAGCATAAGCCGCAATTAATATATAAGCAAATTGTGGAGTTTCGTGAATTTCTCCAGTGGTTCTATTCTTAATTAAATATTTATCGCAAAGCTGTTTGATTCCAGCGTAAGTAAAAATAAAATCTCTATCGTGATCAATAAATTCTCCAATCTTATTTATCTCATCTTCAGAATATTGACCTAAAATACTTGAATCGTAAACTTTATTTTTAATATTTTGATTTAAAAATTCTGATAGTCTAGGAGCATGTTTACCTTTCCAAACATCTTTTCTGAGTTGGTAATTTAATAATCTGGCTGCAACATATTGGTAATTTGGTTTTTCAATAGAAATTAAATTAGCAGCACTCTCAATCAACAGGTTGTGTATTTCTTTTGTTGTGATCCCATCTGTAATATTTATTTTAGCATTTATTTCAATATCTGTAAGACTTACTCCAGAGTATCCATCAATTGCCCAGTTTATTACTTTGTTTATTTTTTCAATGTTAAATTTTTCAGTAGCATTATTTCTTTTCTTTACATTAATCATTTCAAAAATCTTTCTGTTGGAGATGTAAGTAATGTTACAGTATTTTTACTCTTTAAAAAAGAAAAAAATCAAATCTTATTAACATTTATTATAAAACACTAATCAAGTGTACTGATTCAATATTGTATTAAGAATTATTTAACTTTTCTTTAATATCCAAAAGGGCTTTACCTCTAGATACTATATATCTGAGGTTAAGTATTATCAATCCAACTTTTCTTTTAACT